ACGGACTTAGAAAATAAACCCAATACCTAATCATGTATGAGATATACACCGATGGGAGCAGTTTGGGAAATCCTGGACCTTCTGGCTGGGGTGTGGTCAGTGATAGTTTTAAGCTTAGTGCTGGACAACCTAATTCAACAAATAATCGGATGGAGATGACAGCTATTTTGCGAGCTCTTGAAGAGTCTGTAAAAAGAGATATTCAAGAGGTGCGTATATTTACGGATAGTAACTACGTGAAACAAGGAATAAATTCATGGATTATAAAATGGAAACAAAATGGATGGATGACATCTACGGGTGCATCAGTGAAAAATAAGGATTTGTGGATTGCTATCGATGAAATGCGTAATAAATTGAAAGTAGTTGAGTGGCGATGGGTAAAAGCCCACAATGGCGACCCTAGAAATGAAGAAGCTGATAAATTAGCCAGGGAAAGTGCGAAAAATATATCTGTATAATCTAAGTCCATGAGTGTTCAAAAGCAAGACGAACACTGTGAGTGGTGCGAAAAACAAGAAAAGTTGCTTATAAAATGGGCTGAAAAAGCAGCCGGGTATCGGTGGCTGCATAACCATGCACGCCTATTTTACAAGAAACAGAATGATTGGTTGTCTTACCCTAGTATAATCATAGCAAGTATAACAGGTGTTGGTGGTTTTGCTGTTCTAAATCCAAGTGGGAATGAAAATGTATCTCAAGACACCAAGAATAACATAATGGTAATTCAGTATTTCTTTGCATTCCTAAATGTTTTGGGTGGTATACTCACATCTATCAGTAAATTTAGTCAGAGTCTCCCACTTTCAGAAGCACATTCAGGTATGTGTGTACAGTGGTCTAAGTTTTATAGATCTATTGATATGGAAATATCACTCGACGTTAAACATCGTTCAGAAGTAGTTGAGTTTCTCATGAAGTCTCGAGAAGAATATGACAAACTCCTAGACGACGCTCCAGACATCCCAGCTATATCTATCCAGGCTTTCCTCTTACAGTTCCCAGATAAAGAAAACAAACCCGATGTCTGTAATGGACTCTCGATTGTAGTGAGTGATGACGCGGCATCTGTGAGTGGTTCTCAGCGTGCAGTTACCAGGTGGTTAAAGGGTCTAAAGGGGGTTACGACACGGAGAAAGAGTCATGGCGTGGATGAACTCGAACGAATGGAATCTGTATAATTTTGTATGGCTATAGTAAATGAAACCAGTCGTTTTGAATATACTCATCATCACTCTCGTATATGGCATTCTCTATAGTCAGATGGACTCGAAGAGTTTTGGGTTCCAGAGTCCTCTCGATCCTTTCTATTTTGCGTTCACTACTATGTCATCTGTGGGTTACGGTGACATCACCCCAAAGACGGATGCTGCCAAATTGATGGTGATGACACAGCAGATGGTCATCATGACTGAGTTGGCCAAGTTGCTGAAGTTATTTTAAAGTGCACGACTTATCCGCGAACAGGATGTAGAATAGTACTAACCCAAGTAAGAGTGATAGAAATACATTCGAATATTTTGGAAATATACCCATACTCAATACGAGTAGACACAGTACATATACATATACGAACTGTGTGTATTCCACAAACCCTCTCGAAATTCTATCGAATGATCTTTTACCCGGATAGGATACAAATGGTGCGTTTGATTCATTATTTACTTGAGTTGGTTTGAAGTTCTCAAAAATAACGCTATTCTCATCAACCTTAATGTCGTCACGACTTTTACACAGTGTGTTGAAATTTAACTGATCATCTTTACATTCAGTTTTGGCTTCAGCTTCAAGGAACTCTAGAAGTTCTTTAGCGTATCCCATATACATTCCAGCATTAGCGGTGCCACTTTCCTTACATGTACCAAAAATAAGGTTCGTGATAAACTTACCACTTATATTGGGATCACTGGAAACTAGAATCTTACAATTGAACTGTTTGAAAAGTTTAACAACGTTACTTGGATCCTTGTTAATCTTGGTGTCGAAACCATCTAAAAATATCACGATATCCGTGTCACTCTTGGTCTTTAGATAGTCATTGACACCTTTAGTCTTGTCGGAGAACCCCTTCCACTTTGTTCCCCATCCAAGAACTTTGATTGGGACACCAAACTTATTATTCACCAACTCCTCAAACATACCCTGAGATTTATTAGCATATGTCACAATCTCAACTGACATTAATAAAATATACCCATATAATAAATGAGAATACTTGTTATATTATTATTTACGGCGTGGTTCTTCTTATACGCTGACCATTGTCCATGTGAGAATACACCCGATGATTGTTTCCGCACAGAGTTTTATGGATTTCAATACAGTCACTTCTTATTATTTACCTTGCTAGGTGCTCTCTTTCCTAGACAGTTTTGGTTTTGGATTACACTGGGTGTCGCATGGGAGGTGTTCGAATATTGGCTATCCTCTAGACCCGATCTAGTCCAAAAGTTAGGAGGTTGTCTATCAAAGTCTGACGAGGAAACTCCACTTTGGTTTCGTCGGGTATACGCAGGAAAATCTAAACATGAAAATTTCATTGATCGCGCATTGGGTATAAAAAACTCACCGGAACATACATGGCATTTTTCAGTTGGTGACAATTTAACCAATGTTATTGGGTTTCTCATTGGAAAGTATCTTAACGTAATATAGGGTATGTTTAGAGCTCTCTTCAAGGATCCAAAATTTGTAGGCGCTCAAACTTCACCACCTAACACCGTCATGGTCATAATGGAAGATGGTATAGAAAATTATACGACGGATAAAATGAAATTCAGAAGTGAAGCTACTATTGATAAACACTCCAAGGAAGTTAAAGGTACAGATCGAGGTAAAGATAAGATACGAGAACTCTTCATCGAACCTTCTGTTAAACAAAAGGGGAGATTTACCGTCACGATGTATGAGTTTTGATCCTATAGCTCAGTTGGTTAGAGCCCCTGTAGTGAAACGGTAATCACATGATTCTTATACATTATGTATGCCATGATGGAGTCACATCCAATTAAGTGAAGTCAAATTCTGGGTTCGATTCCCAGCGGGGGTATTTTTACAACGAGGAAATAATCGTTGTAAAAATACTTTAGGATGTTCTAAAATTAGAAAGAACTTCGTGCGCCTCTTCTTCTGTTTTATATGAACCTATGTACACATTTTTACCATTAATATGTGGTATAACCATCCATTTGTTGCGATCTTTTCTATAATAGATACCACCATCTCCGTTTGCAGACCGTTTTTTTGAATATACATTGTGATACTTTTCCGGATTTTGTGTATAATCTTGTTGACAGGATAATGCCTCTTCTTTGGTTTTAAAGTTTCCAATCCAATATTTGTTACTTTTGACAGTCCATGACGTTATTTGGTGGTCTACTTTAGATCTATTTTCGGTTATATAACCAAGTAATCCATTATTTTTATATTTTGCGAGTTCTCTTTGATTTTTAGTCATGAGTTCGATAGTATTAATTGATCTATGTTCACCTCTTCCACCACCCGTAGAGAGATTATAGCCATTTGGATACATCGTGTTGAAATGTTTAATGAAATGTTTCTCTTTTTCTGAAATTATTTCTTTTTCACCTTCCCATATTATTTCTTTTTTAAAATTGTCAAAGCCATATTTATTAATAGCTTCCTTTAACGCTCTACAGTAACTCTTCCCATGAACATGATTATTCATTCGTTTCTGGAAAGACTGTATTGTTTGTCCAATATATGATTTTCCTTCTGGACATGTTAGTTTATATATTATACCCATATGTGTTAATTTTGGTTAATCTTTTAATATGTAAATATAAAAATATGGTCAAGACATTTCAGTACGATATAACTGATATCACTTCTCCAGTACATATGGATCTATTTTTCAATTACGTATGGTCACATAACCAAAAGGTTCATATCATTTTGGATACGACACGATGTAAGAGAGCCTCTCTCGGTCGTGTGCTCTCGATGCGTGAGGTTCTCAATAAGCATCGCCCCAACTCCAAGAAGTTCATAGATCACACAACAGTTTTTGTTAAATCTCGATGGGCTAAGACTTTACTGAACATAGGACTCTCCATAATTCGAACAGAGAGGCCGGTGTTTGTAAACCTAAGTCGAGCTTATAAATGTGAGAAAAACAATCTAAAATGACTGCAATCACTCACCCCCTCACCGACATCTAC